ACAGCACTTAACTTATTGTTAATTACCACTCTCCCTTGAGCCCACTTGTTGTTAGCCTCGATTATCTGGCCTCCGCAAAGCATCAGCTTTTCTTTGCTACCTTCAACGGCAAAACAAAGTCTCAGGAAACTGTTCCAAGCGTCTTCATTGAAATCATCCGTTGCTATACTCTGCACTGTAATTCCGCTGTGAAGAAGCCCACCCGTGGTGTATCTCATCTTCCGCTGGCCATTAACAGTTACATATCGTGCATCTCTGTCACCGAGTATGAGCTGCAATTCTATGTCCTTTAGATGCTCAATAGCCTTTCTTGCTTGAAGTCTCTTTAATTCAGGCCCGCCCTTGAGTTCAGCCAGCATCGTTTCCTCATCAACATCATAGGCGAGCTGGAATTTCTGAATGAAGTTGAAGATCTCAGTCATGGCAAGAGCACGAGCAACCGCAGAGACTCCACCGTCGGGATAGGTATTAGAGACCTTTACGATTCTATTTCCGTCAAGAGGGTCGGTATGAGCATCAGAAGTCACATCGGTAAGATCCGCCGTTCTACCATCATAGAGTGCGGCTCCTTCTCCCTGCCCAGCATATTCTCTGGTTGCAGTTATCTCTCCAGTATCATAATCAACATTAGTGACGAGCATCGTGTGATCATGCAAAGGGTCATAGAGAAGGTCGTTTATCTGAATGTAGGCTGCCGCTGCTGCGTAGGCAGTGTCGTTTTCCACAACCTCTAACTTCAAACCAGTCAGAGAGCCAGGCGCACCGGTAACCGTTCCTACATAGAACCATCTCAGGTAGGGTCTATCCTCAAATGAGATGAACTTCTGGTTATCTGCTTTTTCCGTTCCGAGCTTCTTGGAGACAACTAGGAATGGAGCAGAATCAGGTTCAAGATTAAGAATCTTGTTTCCCCAATCCAGAGTTCTTTGATCTGTCAAAATGTCATAAATACCTCTAGCCATTTCATTACCTCCATAATTTAGATTTTATGGAGATTAGTCTTTAGTTTTCAGCCTCCGCTAGAGGTGTTCTTCCAAAGAAGAGCTCGTAGCCTTGAGGGTATTGAAAATTGTTTCTAATCCCCCTTAGGTTGTTCCGATAACACTACTTTTGTTTTTTGGTGTTCCTTAATTACCTCATCAGTATATTTTTCGTCTTCCGATTTCTTCTCTTCTGGGAGTGGTTTTTCTCCTCCGTCTTCACCGTGTCCAGCACGCATATCGGCAATAATCTCTTCCCTTATTTTTTCCTTATCAGGCAAATTCTCAGCTTTGGCCGCCTTATAAACTGTCTCCAGGAGTTTTTGGGAGGGTTGCATTTTGGTCATCGGCGATAATCCATTCCAGATTTCAATCATTTTGGGTGCCAATTCATCAAAATCCTCTTTATGAGCAGCCCGAACTTTATTGAATAGGTCGGTTTGTCTTCGCTCTGCATCGCTTTTACGCTTGAGGTCATCTCGCTTTACGAGACCTTGCGTAGAAACATAAGCATCAAATAGCCGATGAAGTCCTCTCATCATTGCCGCCGGGCCTTTTTTAGATTCCTCCACAAACTCTTTCCCCATTCGCTCTAAGTCTTGCTCTAATCTCTTTTTTTCCTCTTCCGTCTTAGCCGCTCTTATCTGCTCTTGTTTCTCCTCTACCAGTTTAGCCCTCTGCCTTTCAACCTCCAATAACCTTTCGGTTTCACTTAGCTTCTGCTGCCCTTCGTGATATTTGATTTCTCCTTCCTTGAATGCCTTTTCGGCTTCCTCAAGGGTCTTGTACTTTCCAAAAATAAGCTTTTCTTTACCGGCATCCTTACCAGCCTCGCCCGGAGGTGTCCCTTCCTTCTGGGGCTCCTTGCCAGGGTCTTGGTCTTTTGCCATCTTATTCCTCCTCCGCACCTATAGTTGATAATTTTTTAGATCTCGTTTTGGCAATCTCTTCCACCATTGCCTCGTTTTCTTCTTCCCCGGTTGGCTTAACAATCTCAGCCAAGCCACTAGCTATCTCATCAATCATATCGTCAAGTCCCAACTTTTCATCAGCCAGGAATTTCTCCCTTGCCTTAGCGATAACTTCCTCAATGGGTTTCCATTCTTCTAGCCGGGGATTTTCTATCTCTTCCTTTTTCTCTGGCACTACGCCCTTCTTTAGAGTTTTCAATTTATCTAAAATTGCATCAGCCATGTTTTTTCTCCTTCTCTTTCTTTTCCTTTGCTTCTTTCTCTAGCGACCTTTTATGTGCAATAATCTTTGGAGCATAAATTTTGAGCTTTGTTAAAGCCGCAAGTTCTCCCTTCGCCAAAATCAGCCTGATAATCCAGCTAAGTAGTCCTTCCAAGTCCTTGAAATCACTATTGATAATTTCTCTACCAATCCGATTCATCTCCTCCTGGATATGGTCATCAATTATCCCGTAGCCTTCTTGTGGAATTAATCCCTCTAAAATCTCCCCTTTTTTCATAGTTTCTTTGTTTTCCAATTATCTTCCTCCCATTATTCCTAAAGCCTTCCCCATTAAACCACCAACCGCTTTACCTGACGTTCTTCCAGCCTCAGTCTTTGGTGCTCTGAGAGCTGGCGTTGTCCCAGGAACTCCTCCTCCCATTCCCTGACTCATAAACTGTTGCATCAAGTCCTGGGGTGTCATTTCCTTTCGCCCCTCCTCTCCAAATATCTCTTCTAACTCCGGCATATCAAAAGTCGCCAGAGTAAGGTTCATCAGCTTCTCTACTCTTTCTCTCATTGGGGGAGGCAGAGCCATAAGTATTTGCTGGGCCTGAATAATTATCCTTAAGGTTTCCATCAATTGAGCTCTCTTAACTTCTTTAATGGCATCGGGATCAAGAAAAGAAATAAGTTCCTTGAATTTAAAATCACCCTGAACACTCTTGCGGTTAGTTTCTCTAAATTCTTCAATTCCCTCTTTAGTGCCCCGAATAAGATAAATATATTTATCGGGAAGATATTTCTGATCCCAGGCTATCATCTGACGAGGTAGAAGCGTAAAGACCGTTCTGAGAGCCAGTAAAATCTTGTATCGGAATAGTATGCCGCCGGCAGCCTGAAGACGAGCAATACCGGTAGCTGTTTCTCGTTGCTGTGGGACTTCTCCTAAAACGTAGTCAAACATACCGCTTATGATCTGAATATTTCTCTCTAAAATTCCCGTTTCTTGATAAGAAGAGCCAGTCACAAAATCGAGCTTCAAGGGCGCAAGAACGGTAGCAACATCAACGGTCTCAATAACGTCGATCTTGACTTGGAGGCCAGGTCTAAGCTTCGAGAGATCATCTTCATTCTCAATCTCAACGTTGGTATTCCTCAGCAAAACAGGATTGAGGGCCATATTGACGTTATCCATCCGCTGATTCTTGATGGTCGCCATTTCTCTTACATACGGCTCAATTGTCTCAATCTCACCAGTCCCTAAAATACCTTCCAGCTTAGGAATGCCACAGCCACAGATAGCAGGCACAAATCCAGGGGAGTTTTTAGTCTTGAGAGGATTTTCAGTCTCCAAAATTACAGTTTCCTTGTTGGCTACAACGATTTTCTTATCTGCATCCCAGTATTCCAAGATATGCTGTAAGCCCTTCTTTTCCTCTGCGGTATACTTATCTGTTTCGTCCTCCAGTATAGCCGTTTGCCGTTCCTCAAGTTTATCCAAATTGTCATAGAGCGGTTTTTTCCAATCTTTCTCAAAAGCCGCATTTTCGGCTTGTATTTCTTTAAGACTTCGCCAGAGTTCAAAGATACCCCAGGGAAGAATTGTCAAATCCTCGGCGTGAGGAGAATAGTAAAATTTCTTAATATCCCAATTCTTAATGGTTACGTCATTCAGCGTAAAATCCCAACCAGTTTTGAGAACACCAAATCCATAACTTAGGATTGACTGGACGAAACGGTTGATCTGATAAAAAGCACTTTCTCTATCTATTTGGAAAAAGAGCACGTCATTAGCTATTTTTGAGGATTCAATTGACTTTTTATTTAGGGGGGCTGTGGAAAAATAAGGCTTCTGGCCGCAAATGGTCAAAATGAACCGAGCCAGGAGATGATTTACCGTTGTTTTGGGCCAGGGAGGCAGGATAGCAGACCTACCTTGAGCCTTTCTGTCTCTCGTCTCCTGAGAAGTACCCTCGTAGTAACCCTTCCATTTATCTAGGTTGGTCTCAAACTCATTAGAGGTGCGATAATTCTTGGAAAGGTTATACTTATCGAGGACTTCTTGTAAGGTTTCGTCTTTTTCCTCTTCAGCCATTACTTTTTCCTTTTTTTCAATCCCGTTCCTCTCTTGGGCAACGGAGTCCCAGGATGTAATCTTTTATGTCTCGCTCTTCGTTGAGCCTTATTACGAGGATGTCCCATTCGCCTACGTCCTGCTGTCATTTTTTCCTCTTTCTTCCTCTTTTTTTCTTTGCAACCCTTTCTTTTTTGCTCCTAGCGCCAAAGTTCTTTTCGTGCTTTTTGCTGTTTAACATCGCGTGATACACAGATTTAGCTTTCTTTGCACCATATTGCTTAACTAGGTTCTTATAGAGTTTTTTCTCTTTGACCGTATATGGCATCAAGTCCTCTTTTTCTTTTTTTTCCGTAACTTACCAAGAGTCTGTGCCAATCTCGCTCGCTTTCCCAATTTTCCCTTTGCCTTAGCTGCCTTTGCGAGCTTTCTCTTAGGGATTTTCTTCCCTTTTTTAGTCCCCAGTTGTCTCCTTAGCGCACCCGGTTCTTTGATGGCCTCCTGAATCCATTTTTTCTTTTTTTTGGCCAATTTACCCTCCGCTATATCCATAAAAAAAGCGGTCAACCGTAGCACTCACTAGAATGCTAAGATTGACCGCTCAAGTTCAGAGTGGGTCAGATTATATTAAGTTGTCAAATTTTAATTACTTCCGTTTCCCAATAATTACAACTAAAACAAGTCCACCAATATGTAGTTTCCGTTTCCCCAGTTTCAGGATCTGTTGATTCTAACCATTGTGTTTGTTGCATTAAATTATGACATTTAGGACAAAGCATATCAACTCTTTACTCGAATCCTCGGAGAGGGGATAACGTCTTGAACTCCCCGCTCCTTGTCGTAAATTACTTCAATTTTGCCAAACCCTTCTTCTAAAACAGCATCCAGAGCTTCAGAGATTTTGACCATAAAGCTCTTTTTAAGTGCATTATTATTATACATTATTGGTGGCAATTGTCAAGCCCCTCTAGTTTTAAAAATGCGAATCCTCGCCGTTATACTTTCTCCGCCAAATTCGTCATTCCTTTGTCTCTCAATCTTAATTAGGCCCTGTTTCACTATTTCCATAGTTAATTCGTGAACTATCCTTTCTCGATACCAGGACAAAATATCCCTACCTGCTTTGTTAGCCTCCACAATTTCTATATCTGGTATAAACTTTCCATTTTCTAACTTAATAACTCTTTTTGACAGATATTTCCGTAGGTATTTTCTGAAAATCCAATTGAGTATTTTCATCATCTCTTCTTCCTAGTTTACCCCCATCACAAAATGAAGTACAAAAAGCGGCGAAGGGCTTGTTATTATAGTATATGAGCCCCTATCAGCGAATAATAATGGATAAATATCAAACCACCTGTAGGCCCGAAGCCAGTCCTGAGATGGCAGTGAAATCTCCTCTAAATTTACTTTAGGTCTCCAAACTGGTTCGTAGTTCATTTTAGGCGTCCCAAAATCCTCTCAATTTTTTCTCTTTTCTTCTCTGCATTATTATGTCGTGTTCTAAACACCATTGGCGTTCTACAGCTAGTTGGAATTCCTTGGCTTTTCGTTTTATAATCTCATTCAAGCGTTTAATCTCCTCGAGTTCTTTTGGCATTTCAATACCCCGTCATCGAGTCGATAATTTGACGACTCGGAGAATGACTTCTTTTTCTCTTTGCCCTCGGAGTAGCTAACTCTAGGAACATAGCGAGAGTATCAGCCGCATCATCGTGCATTTTCTTTTTGGGGTTCCAGTGCAGGAGTTGAGATTCAAGTATTCTCTGCTCGGGATGAACTTTTGTTTTCTCCTTATTGCCCGCCAGGTGATAAATCCTTCCCTCTTTATAAGGCGTAATCAAAGCCCTTATGCGAGCTTTCTTGGTCTGTTTCCCGTAGTGCTTTAGCTCCCAGATGGGCAGTCTCCCTCTAAATTTTGCTTCCTTATCAAACTGCCATTTGAAAAGATATTGCATACCGTTGGTTTCTATCCCCATTTTATAGGGATGGTACTCAAAGAAAAACTGGTAAAAATATTCAATAACCTGGTCCGGCTCCAGGCGAGCGTGAATCACCTTGCGAATAAAAGCATTGTTTAACTCGTCCTGGCTGACTACTTTGATACACGTATAATCAGCGGTTGATTTTTGGGAAATGGCTGGATCGAGCAGAACGTATGTTTTGAGTTTTTCTGGGAGCTCTTTTTCGAGATAATATCGAAACCATTCCCTTTTGAATTCGGCTGCTTCTCCACTAGAGAGACTGAGCATATATTGCCCAGCAAAAAATACGGGATCTTTCGCTTCCTCATCATCGAGGTATTCTTCTTTCAAAACATTCGGCATCAAAAGAGTCCCTTCCGGGCCCTCGGGTAGATGAATGAAGAATTTGCTAATTTTAGGAAGGATGGCTGAATCTTTTCTGGCTTGGCCGATAAGAATATCAAAGGAACGAAGCTCCGCCGGATTTTCCAAGATGTAGTAGTAAATTCCCTCGAAAGCATAGGGAGTGCCAACAACTATCATGTAACCACCCTGTTTCAACATCGGCGAGAGCATTCTATAGTTTTCCAGCAATTTGTCGCAGGCTTCCTGGCTGGAGGTATTGTCCTCGGTTTCAGGATCGTCAAGAAAGATCTTACGAGGATGGGGACCAGCTTTCACCGAGTCAATTCCAGCCGTTCCGATAGAAGGTTCTTTGGATACCCAATCAGTTCTCCCGTTGACAAAAATCTCATATTCCTTCCAACCCCAGGACATCTTAAAGTCACGCCCATTTATAGCAATAAGCTCCTCGTTTTCTACCATTTGCTGCTTTATCTGACCCAGAATCTTCATCGCATAACCCCTCTCCTGAGCCAGAATAAGGCTGGTATCATTGGGGTCGTTTATAAGGTCAAAAATGGGGTCTCCCACAGAAACACAGGAAGTCTTGAAGGATTTGCGGGACATAAAAAGAAGCTTTCGGCTGCAACCTTTGCGCCAAAATTGAATAAAATCACAAACCTTCTCGTGGGGATCAGAGGTCATCTGGTGTTCGGCGTTCTTAAATAGAACGAACTTATTCAGGTAATAGAGGGAGTTATGTGCACAAACGGAATGTCGGCGGAACAACTCTTTCTGGTCTAATTTTTCAAGGGTTTTAACTACCATCTTCTGCCCTAGCACCTAAAGGCAACCTAAAGTTTGGATGGGGAATATTCTTAATTTTTGAAATAGCTAATGCTGTAGGTATAATAATCCTACCCCGTGTAACCTTCTGTCCGTTGAGTTTCGCCAATCTCCATCCAGCTTTCATCATCTGGGTAGCTGACATTTGTGCTGCCTTTATCGCTTGCTGGTTGTTAATGAAAATCTGACGTGATACGACAATGTTGAACTTCGCAGAAACTTCTATAGAGAGATTTCCTTTCTCTAGCGTATAGCTAAACTCAGGGATGCGTTGCCCATCATTGTTCGACATCTATTACCTCTTCTTCTTCCGGTACACGCTCCATGTGCTTGGCCTGCTCAGGAGTCACATTAATATTTATATTGTAGTTTCTGCTTTCGCTCCGTTGTACCTCAAAACCTCGCAATTTATCAAGGTGCATTAAAATTCCCGAAGCAACCTTATTAACATGAGGACTAGCTTTTTTCCCTGATATATCAGTCATTTCCTTGTACTTTTCGGCCTCATATTTAGTGCTAAGCCCTACATCTTCTAGCTCAGCCATGAACCTGTCAAAAGAAATGGCTAAGACTGGGTGTTGTTTGAGGTCATATAGCTTTCTACTGATATTAGTTATACCTGGGTAAGCTCTTTTTACAGCCTCGGCAGGATCTATGCCTTGGTCCACTGCCCTCTTAAATGTCTTCTGCTTATCAGAGAGCCTCATATAAGGGCCCACTGCCTTTCTTTTCGCTTTAATTTTGGCTTTACGACGGTATTTCTTCCACCTAGTCTTATGCTTTTCATAGTATTTTTTATTAGATTCACGGCGGTCTTCAGGCATTTTTCTTTTTATCCCCTATATCTATATCTGCATCTATATCTGTTTTGGAGTGGGGAATGGAAAAAGATGATAGGTGTGGACCTAACAGTTTTTTAACCTTCTCCCAATGTTTCATTATAATCTCCATCTCCGTTGCAGTTAACCTCGTTGGCTTTACTCCTTTGAAGTAAGGGTTGGGTTTGTTCATTCCCATTATTCACGCTCCTTTCGCTCATAATAAGCAAATTCTAAAAATCTCCTAAAGTTCAAGCGTTTAATTTTATCCAGGTCAAGGTTGGAATTCTCTAATCCGTTTTTCATTGACAACAAGCTTTTTTCTAATTCTCCCATAAAATCCCAGTGTTTTCTTGCCTTCTCGGTTGCTAAAAAGTAGTCAATTATCAACGACGAGAGAAGTTGCTGCTTGAATTTATCATTTACCATGAGAACTTTTTCTTTTAGGTCGAGTGTTATTGCTTTTTTCAACTCGGAAGAGTAATAAATTACCTCTAACTCAGGTAAAATCAGCCAATTTGGCAGAACATTACAAGATAAAACAGTGTCCGTAATAATCGCTAGAAAAATATCAACATAATTTTTAATTAGATTACTGATTTCTCTTTTAAATGTTTCTTCTGTTCTCCACACCCTTAATACTTTCTCGGATACCTTCGCTTCCTCGGCTATCGCTTTCAAAGGGAAGTGGGGATAGGTATAGCAAAGCATTAAGTGACTTGCGTATTTTTTCCTCAATTGCAATTTCGTAAGTCTCATTTTCTTGAGTTTTCCCATTTGTTTGTTAATAAATATCTCGAGTAAGGGCGGGATTTTGCCCATTTTATTTACCAACGTTCATCTCTCATAATTTCCTACAGTGGTCAGCTATAAGTTCACCCAAAAACGCAACGCTGATCCCCCATTTCTTTGCCAACCACTTAAAGGTTAGACCAGATTCGTGTATCTCATGACATAAAATCTCGCCGAAACTACCGCCACATCCGGTTGGATGTTTCTCATAATCGTGTTCTATTTTATTCCTAAATTGCTCGATTTTACTTTTCGTGTATCCCCAGTTGTCCTTATTTAACCAAAACATCAATATTGACCTAACTAGATAAGAAAAAGAGAGATGTCTTCTTTGAGCTTCTTCTTTCAATTTCTTAGCCATTATGATTGGAAGAACAAGGCTATAAGTTTTATTTTCCATTTATTTTCCCCTCCTTTATGTTCCGATAATAATTCTATTAATTTAAGGATTTAGATTAAACCAACATCTCTTTTTTGCGTTTCAACCATTCTCTACCTGTCTTCCCGTATGCTATCCCATTCTTGAAAATCAGTTTTCCGTGTTGTTTTACTTCGCATTTACCATCAATCTCCCAAGGTATGCTCCCAACCTCAATGCTATTCTCCTCTATCCACTTATCTATTCTTCTCAGGTCAAACTTAGTTAATCTGCCACATTTCACAAAAGGTATCTTTCTTCGGCAAACCCAACTATATATCGTGCAAGTCGAAAGGCCAAGGTACTCCGCAAGTTCTTGGACATTGATGAGTCTTTTTTTCGTTGGTTCATCCTTATTCCGATAATATGCAATTTATGTCAACCAAACTAATCTAATCTACAACCGCCAGAGTCCTCGCTAACCGTTCGTTTGACCTTTTGAGTTCCAGTATATTTTGCTCATAAAACATTTCGTCTAGTATAACCGATATGGGGCGGGATGGTTTTTCTACTTCCCCCAAAATGTTAATTGCTTTATAAATGTTCATTCTATGTTCCGATAACTAATCTTCTACGTCGGTATCAAGAAGTAGTTTTTTAGCTTCTGATAGAGTAATACCTTCTGGTATTCTGGACATCTTATCCCAAGCATCTATTCTTTGTTGAGGAGTGACAACTCCTACTACTTGCAAAACCGCCAAAACAAAATCAATTTCATCCCTGTTTATTACTGACATTTATAGCTCCTATATTCCAAAAATGTTATGTCAACCAAGTTAATTCTATTAAAAATGTGTTAATTGTCAAGGGGAAAGCGTGAAGGGATGCACGGGAAGCGAGTTTCAAAGGGCAAGTTTCAAACGTGGTATATTGCAGATGTGAGGTCTTTATCAATTGGGGCGAATCGCTTTGGGGCATGGGGGCATCTCTCTTTTGGGATACTGGGATAACCAACCCAAAAGGAAGCAATTAAGTATAAATCAGCCCGGATCCTCATCTATAAACACCAATCCACCCCCTCTATTTCCGAGCTACCAGGGTAAATCACTCTGAAGGATGTTCCGATAATGGTATTTATGTAAACCACCACCCTCTACAACCCTCTATTTATCAATATCTAACCAAAACACAATACTAAGGTTCCTGCGCTCCAAAACCAACCAAAGCCTGTCTAGTAAAGCATTTCCTCTCCTCTTTCCCACTCCCTCAACTAACTAGCCAGTCATATTTTCATCATTTCTTTCTTATCATCTCCCTTACCCCTCTAAGAACAAGCCTTACCGTCATTAAATC